TTGCGATGCTAACGATATGGATCAGTTAGTGAGTTACAACTCGGACCAACTAGTCAAAGATCGTTTTACTAACTGGAATGCTGCCGAGTTTGACCTTACTTATACAATGAGGTCTGTTGGCGAATATATGCGCGAGCAAAAACAAAGAAAAGAACTGTTACTTTTTAATTATGGAATTGAAGGACTGGTTAAACTCGATCAATCAAACGAAGAAACATCTGATTGACGAAGATCCTTCACTTGAGAAGGAATATGCACCTTACATTATTAATAGGTGTTTTTCAGGTCATCTTGACTGCATTATGTTTGCGAATGAAATGAACCGATATCATTTCCAAAGAAGATGCAATATGACTTTTTTATAAATAGTCTGAGGAAAAAGAAGAGATTTTCTCCCTGGCTCCGACAAGATAAAATCAAAGATCTTGATTATGTCAAACGTTATTATGGTTATAGTAATGAGAAGGCAAAACAAGCTTTGAAGATTCTAACAAACGAACAACTTAATTTTATAAAATCGAAATTTGAAACTGGAGGAACAAAATGAGTGTCGTTCAAGAACCTGAAGTGAAGTGGACGCCCGACCAAATGGTGGAAGTGATTCTCAACGAACCAGATGACTTTCTGAAAGTTCGTGAGACTTTGACCCGAATCGGAGTTGCTTCAAGAAAGGAAAAGAAAATCTATCAATCTTGCCATATTTTGCACAAGCAAGGTAGATATTACCTAGTTCATTTTAAGGAACTGTTTGCTCTGGATGGCAAACACGCAAACTTAACTGTGAATGATGTTCAGCGTCGCAATCGCATTGCCCAACTTCTTGCTGATTGGGGTCTGATTGAGATTGTTGATGTAAGTAAGATTCAAGATATTGCTCCTTTGAATCAGATTAAAGTTCTTTCTTATAAGGATAAGGGAGACTGGATTCTAGAAACCAAGTATAATATTGGTGCTAAAAAGAAAAAGGTAGAAGAATCCGAATGAAACGGGGAGGGTTGACGCTCTCCTTTTTATGGGTTATAATATATGCAAGTCAGTCAAGCAAAAGCGACCACTGACTAAATGCACATTGCTATGTAATTATGTCAAATTATCGTAAATTGCCAACAGCATCAGCTTGTCCTGATGTTGATTGGTTTAAAGATCTTCCTCTTCCCGAGGGAAGAACTTTTGTTTGTATTGGTCGTAAAAAGATCAAACTTGATCAAATTAAACGAACCAATGTTGAAGGACAAGTCGTAAACATTGCGCGTGAACTTGGAACGAATAAAGAAAACGTTCAAGATTTGGTCAATAATATTAAGATCAATGGAGTTTTTCTCGATGCTCAACCTCCATTTGTAGGAACAAACTCGCAACTTTTTGATGGTTTTACTCGCACTGAGGGAATCCTTGGGATGGGTTTGGAGTATTGGGTCTTTAACGTTGTAGAACCTAAAGAAGGTTTTACTTGGAGTGATGTATGGGATGAAATTGGACTTGGTGCTAATAACCATCCACCTAGTAAGTCTGCTACTCGCGGAGACTTTACTAAGGCGCTTGCACGTTGGGTTGCTATTCAAGAGCAAAAACCTACCCAAGGGCAGTGTATTGACTGGATCAATAACATACCACACTCTTTTTCTCAGGAGATTGTTACTAATATTGCACAAAAGGTATTAAAAACTCAACGTGCTTCTGACACAGTAGAATCCTTTGATACTAAGAGTGTTATCGCAAAAGTTAAAGAGGAAATGGGTACTTTGACAAATCGTGTAGATATTATTCCTTTTAATATTAGCGGAAATGCTACTTACTTTAAGAGAGCTACATTTGATGTTTTGGAATCAATTGCAAATCCTAAAAAAGATATGAGGGTTAGTGTTGCATATGTCAAAGACATTCCTGCTGAAGAAGTTGATGCAGTTCGTGAACAAGGTTTAAAAACAGTTGAGGAAATCAATAACTTATTTGAGAAAGCATTTGAACTTCGTATGAAAATGGGCGCTAATTTTAAACTGCTCGATATTAATTATATGATACCTCAAATAATTAATGTTGAGACATCTTTGATTCCTGTTCAGAAAACCGAATAAAAGCATACGGGGTTCAACACCCCGTTTTTTTGTTAAAAGTATTATAATTAGTATTGGATGCCGAAAGGGTCCACAAAAAATAACTCGCTTTTAAAGGAGCTACCATAATGAACATTCAGAGATATTCTGCTGCGGATCTTCCTGCCTTAATGGAACGAATCACACGCAACAGCATTGGAATGGACGAATACTTTGACCGTCTGTTCAATCTTCACGAAACTACTTCCAACTACCCACCTTATAATATTGTTAATGTAAGTAATGTAGAATCACGTTTGGAACTTGCACTTGCTGGGTTTAAGAAGGGGGAAGTTTATGTATACACAGAGTATGGAAAACTTTTTATCGAAGGGCAAAAGGAGGACAGAGAGTCTGATACCCAATATGTTCATAAGGGATTAGCTCAAAGATCTTTCAAGAGAGTCTGGACCCTATCAGATGATACGGAAGTACGAGAGGTTGTATTCGAAGATGGATTGCTAACCATTACACTTGGAAAAGTAGTTCCAGAGCATCATGCCCGTAAAGACTACCTCTAAATAGTATTGAATATCGTCGCTGCAGGGAGGCAACTGGCAAAATCCAGTTGACGCCTCCCCTTTTTCTTGGTATAATGGTTGGAGGAATAAACACAAAAATGTCTGTTAAATTGTCATTACTGAAATCTGGAGAGACACTTATTTCTGATATTAAGGAACTTGTTTCTGAAGATCCTAATACTGGAAAAAAGGAAGTAGTTGCTTATCTTTTGAGTAAACCTCATCGAGTTTCTATTCGTACTGAAGTTCTTCTAACTGAAGAACAGAAAGATGATAATCAAAGAGAAATTCAAATTGGTTTGGCACCATGGATTGTATTAACTATCGATGAAGAAATTACAATTCCTACAGACTGGGTTGTAACCGTTGTAGAACCTTTAGCATCTGTTAAAGAAATGTATCAGGAGAAAATTAATGGATAAAGTTGTTAAGTGTGTATTGCTTGATGTTGATAATGTTCTTATCACAGAAATAGTTGAAATAATGGCAGATGTTGGTGAACCAGACTGCAAGTTAATTAAACCATATCAGTTTTTTGGTGTAGATGATATGAGACCTTGGCCAAAGGCATCTAATCAAACTGAAGTAATGATTAGTTCGGATAAAATTTTGACTATTGCTGATCCAACTGCCGAAGTTATTGAAAAGTATCTTGAATTGACTGCATAATGCGCTTTTACACAAACGTTCAAATGGTCGGGGACCACTTCTTGGTTCGTGGTTATGAAAATGGTAAACATTTTATGACCCGTGAGAAGTTCAACCCGACTCTTTTTGTCCCTTCTCAAAAGAAAACTAAATATCAAACTCTGAATGGTGAGTATGTTGAATCAGTTCAACCTGGTTCTGTTCGTGAATGTCGTGAATTTGTTAAGAGATATGATGGAGTAGAAAACTTTAAGATCTATGGAAACACTCAATACATCTATCAGTATATTTCTGAGATGTATCCAGAGGAGGAGTTGAAGTTTGATATTAGTAAGGTCAAAGTTACTACTCTTGATATTGAGGTTGCATCTGAGAATGGATTCCCTGATGTAGAATCTGCTGCCGAAGAAGTTCTCCTCATCACTATCCAAGACTATTCCTCTAAACAGATTCGTACCTGGGGTATGGGTCCTTTTAAGAATCAACAGAAGAATGTGATCTATCGTTCATTTGATAATGAGCGTGATCTGTTGATGGACTTTATTAACTGGTGGATGGTTGAAGAAAATACACCAGAAGTTGTAACTGGTTGGAATATTGAACTGTATGATATTCCATATCTTGTTCGTCGCCTAGATCGTATTCTTGGTGAAAAACTGATGAAGCGTATGTCTCCCTGGGGTCTTGTGACCGAGGATGAGATTTACATTGCTGGTCGTAAGCATATTTCTTACGATGTCGGTGGTATCAGTCAACTTGATTATCTGAACCTTTATAAGAAGTTTACTTATAAGGCACAGGAATCTTATCGCCTTGACTATATCGCAAGTGTAGAACTGGGTCAGAAAAAACTGGACCACTCCGAGTTTGATACATTCAAAGACTTCTATACAAAGGGATGGCAGAAGTTTGTAGAATACAACATTATTGACGTGGAACTTGTTGACCGTATGGAAGACAAGATGAAACTGATTGAACTTGCTTTGACGATGGCATATGACGCCAAAGCAAACTATACAGATGTATTTTCACA